GCCCCCATCATTGTAGGCGTTGACCCCGCGCGGTTCGGTTCTGACTCAACTGTCATTGCGATCCGGCAGGGGCGAGACATTATCGGCATCAAACGCTTTAAAGGTGATGACACGATGACAGTAGTCGGCCACGTCATTGAGGCAATTGAGGAATACTCACCCGCGTTGGTGGTAATTGACGAGGGCGGCGTGGGTGGTGGGGTTGTCGATCGCTTAAAAGAACAGCGCTACAAGATACGGGGCGTGAACTTTGGCAATAAGAGCAAAAATCCGCTTATGTATGGTAATTTAAGGGCTCAAATGTGGGGTGATATGCGACAATGGCTAAAAACAGCGTCGATTCCTAGTGACAGAGTGCTCAAAACTGATTTAATATCACCTATAATGAAACCAGATTCAAAAGGAACTATCTTTTTGGAGTCTAAAAAGGACATGAAAGCGAGGGGGCTCGCGTCCCCAGACGCAGCAGATGCTATATGCGTGACGTTTGCATTTCCAGTCGCGCACCGTGAGTACGCAGCACCTAAAAGTCGCAATTATTCACCTAACGGTTTACAAACTTCTTGGATGGGAGCCTAACATGGCAAATTCACAAGCAATCGGTGTCGCGTTTAGCGATCAAGTTATCTCTGGCGGGTCTGTTGACAATTCGCCTATTGGCTTGACAACACCTAGCACAATCGAAGGTACGACTGTTTACGCAGACACAGAGATTGGTTATGGAACTCCGGCACAAACCGCAGTTACTCAACTTACTAGCAAATCGACAGGTGTGACTGCAAATACGTCAGCCGGTCAGATTACGATGAATAACGCTTCGTTGGCAACAGCTACTAACGTGACCTTTACCCTGACCAACAGCACTTTGTCAGCCAAAGATGTGTTGATTTTGACTGTCACCAATGGCACGTCCGGCGCCTACAACGCCTTTGTGTCTAGCATGGCAGCGGGCTCGGCGACCATCACATTGCGTAACATTAGTGGTGGGTCGCTCTCGGAAGCGGTTGTGATTAACTTTGCAATCATTCATTGCGCATAATGGCTAAGAAATCGGTGTCGCTATCTGTGGGGCGGGGTGAGAAATTACCCGCCTCCCAAGGTGCGGGGCTGACCGCCAAAGGGCGAGCTAAGTACAATGCGGAAACTGGCTCAAACCTAAAGGCACCCGCCCCCAACCCCAAGACCAAGGCCGATGCGGGGCGTAAAGCCTCATTTTGCGCCAGAATGGGTGCGGTTGCGGCCAATGCTAAAGATGGCGAACGCGCCAAGGCTTCTTTGAAAAGGTGGAAATGTTAATGGCTAAGACCGGACTCTACGCAAATATCCACGCAAAACAAGAGCGCATCAAGGCGGGATCAGGCGAAAAGATGCGTAAGCCTGGTGCGGCCGGTGCGCCGACCGCTAAAGACTTTAAACAATCAGCCAAAACTGCAAAGAAAAAATGATTAAACCATTGCACGACAACATTGCGGTACGCCCTGACCCGTTTGTTCAAAGCGGGTTGTTAATCCTACCCGAAACAGATACCCAAACGGGTGTGGTGGTGGCTACTGGGCCAGGCAAGAAAGATTCTAAGCGCCCGCTAATGGTGAGCGTAGGTGATCACGTCATGTACAGCGGTACAATTGATCGCAAGTACGAAGACTTGGTGATTATGAAAGACAAGGACGTCATCGGAATTGTATGAAAGACAAAGACATCATAGAAACCGCATTGCATCGCATGACGATGGCGATTGCCGCCTATTCTGATAGCCGTGAGGATGAACTTGATGATCTTCGATTCTACGCAGCAAGTCCTGACAACCAATTCCAATGGCCAGCCGACGTGTTGGCTACTCGGGGCTCGGTCCAAGGCCAAACCATCAACGCCCGCCCCTGCCTTACTATCAACAAACTCCCCCAGCACGTTAGACAAGTCACTAACGACCAACGCCAAAATCGACCAAGTGGAAAAGTAATTCCTGCCGACGATAAGGCTGATGTGGAAGTAGCCGAAATATTTAACGGCATGGTGCGTCACATTGAATATATGTCTGATGCAGATGTGGCGTATGACACCGCTTGTGAGAACCAAGTGGCGTATGGTGAGGGCTACATACGGTTGCTTACCGAGTACGAAAGCGCTAATTCGTTTGACCAAAACATTAAGATCGGGCGTATTCGCAATTCATTCTCAGTTTACATGGACCCAACGATCCAAGACCCTTGCGGGTCAGACGCTCAATGGTGTTTTGTAACTGAAGACCTGATGCTCGAAGACTTTGAGCGTATGTTTCCCGACGCGCAACCCGTGTCCTCACTCCAAGCGCAAAGCGTGGGTAATGAATCCTACGCACCTTGGTTAAGCGTAGACACTATCCGAATTGCAGATTATTACTACGTTGAGCATGAGAAAGCTACACTTAATTTGTACTACGGCAACGTGAGTGCTATGAAAGGCTCACCTGAAGACCAGCAAATGGTTCAGTTGGGCATGAAGCCACTCAAAAGCCGTATTGTGGACGTGAAAAAGGTCAAGCATTGCAAAATTAACGGCTTTGAAGTGTTGGAGTCAAACGATTGGGCAGGCGATTGGATTCCGGTTGTGCGAGTGGTCGGCAACGAATTTGAAATTGATGGCCGCATTCATGTGTCAGGCATTGTTCGTAACGCCAAAGATGCACAGCGGATGTACAACTATTGGGTTAGCCAAGAGGCAGAAATGTTAGCTTTGGCGCCTAAAGCCCCGTTTATTGGCTACGGTGGTCAGTTTGAAGGCTATGAAATGCAGTGGAAGACTGCTAACACAACCAACTGGCCTTACCTTGAGGTTAACCCTGATGTGACTGATGGTGCGGGCGGTACATTACCGCTCCCCCAACGCGCACAACCCCCTATGGCCTCAAGTGGCTTACTGCAAGCCAAAGCGGGCGCAAGCGACGATATTAAATCAACTACAGGGCAATATGACTCTAGCCTTGGTGCGACCTCTAACGAGCGTTCTGGCAAAGCTATCATGGCGCGCGAGCGGCAAGGCGATACCGGCACCTATCACTACGTTGATAACTTGGCGCGCGCAATCCGTCACATTACTCGTCAAATCATTAACTTAGTGCCTAAGATTTACGACACGCAACGTGTGGCGCGTATTATGGGCGAGGACGGGGAGCCTGATTCAGCCAAAATTGACCCGATGCAGGAAGAACCGGTCAAGAAAATAGTTGATCAAAACGGATTAGAAATAGATAAGATTTACAACCCAAGTGTCGGCACCTACGACGTCATGGTGACTACTGGCCCGAGCTACATGACCAAACGTCAAGAAGCGTTGGAGTCGATGGGTCAATTGCTTCAAGGCAACCCACAATTGTGGTCGGTGGCGGGCGACTTGTTCATTAAGAACATGGATTGGCCTGGTGCTCAAGAGATGGCCAAGCGGTTTGCCAAGACCATTGATCCTAAACTCATGGAAGACGGCGATAAAGACCCCGCACTCCAAGCTGCCGAGCAGCAAATGCAAGCAATGGCTCAAGAGATGGAGCAGATGCACACTATGCTTCAGAACGTGTCTAAGTCTATGGAAGCTCAGGAATTGGAGCGTAAAGATTACGAGGCACAAATTAAAGCCTTTGATGCTGAAACCAAGCGTATCTCCGCGGTGCAAGCTGGCATGACTTTTGAGCAGATTCAAGACATTGTGCAAGGCACGGTTGCGGCCGCCTTGGATACCGGCGATCTAATTGGTGGTGCCCCCCAACGCGAGCAGTTTGAAATGCCGCCGATGGAGCAAGGTATGGAGCCGCCCCCTGAAGGTATGATGCCGCCGCCACCTGAACAGATGCAACCGATGGAGCAACCACAATGAAATGCAATGAATTTGTAGGTATGTTGTTCTTGGCGCGTGACGTAGTCCATAGTGTTCATTTGAACACTCGCAGTTACGCTAAGCACAAAGCAACTCAAAAGTTCTACGAGAACATTATTGACTTGGCTGATGCGTTTGCCGAGGCTTATCAAGGGCGCAACGGATTGATCGGGTCGATTACTTTGCAGTCGGCTAAGAAAACAACCAACGTAACTGAGTTTTTAGAAGATCAACTTAAAGAGATCGAAGAATGCCGATACAAGGTGTGCGGTAAAGACGACGCTCCACTTCAGAATTTAATTGACGGCATTATTGAGTTATACCTGTCAACCTTGTACCGACTTAAATTTTTATCTTAAGGAAATAACATGGAAATGCTTCGCCCTTTGGCTGATGCCGAATACCCTGCCGATTCTGACACAACTAGCGGTACCGCTGTAACGCTAGGCCCGTGGAACCCTGGCCCGCAAGGTGTTGTTGTCTGGTGTACCCAAGACGCATACATTTCTGTTGGTGTTGGCGTGACTGCTACATCGGCCAGCACCGCAATTCCTGCATATACGCCAATTCCGTTTTACGCGCCTCAAGATGGAACTAATCAACCTTGGCGGGTAAGCGCAATACAGGTATCGACTGGCGGGACAGTGTACGCCAAGCCGATTAACATTCGATGAGTTGGGGCGTTGGTCTTCGCACTGGCGTAGCCGTTGGGCTTGGCAGTATTGTTTCTTTCTTTTCCGGCTACGGTCGGGATCAAGAGTTTGGCAATCTTATTACCGAATCAAACGACAACTTAGTACAAGAAGATGGCTCATTTATTGTAGTTTAAGGAATTATCATGGCTGACGTAAAAATTAGTGGTCTACCCGCCTCGACTACCCCGCTTGCGGGAACTGAGGTATTGCCCATTGTGCAATCGGGCGTTACAAAACAAGTATCAGTTGCAAACTTAACTGATGGTCGGGCAATCGCAGCCGCGTCAGCAATCATCTCCGCCAACTCATCGTCTGACGCCCTACGCATCACGCAAGTAGGCTCAGGTAACGCTCTGTTGGTTGAGGATGCAGCTAACCCTGATGCTACGCCTACTGTTATTGGCAGTGATGGTGATATTGTCGTAGGCTCCACTACCGCTCAAACTTTTCCTAGCGGTGACGGTGTTAACAGAACTGCGTCTATACAATCTCAAGGTTCTAGTTTTGCAAAAACAACTATCGCGGCGGCTTTGTACAATACGGCGGCTTCTGTTGGCGGGGCTACGCTTTCGTTATCAAAATCAAACTCCGCAACAATTGGTTCTCATGCTGTTGTAGCAAGCGGCGATATTCTTGGCGTTGTTTCGTTTAACGGTTCTGATGGTACTAATTTTGTTAGAGCCGCAACAATAATTTCTCAAGTAGACGGAACACCCGGCACAAACGATATGCCCGGTCGTTTGACATTTAGTACCACGGCTGATGGTGCGTCTAGCCCGACTGAGCGGATGAGGATTGATAGTGCAGGACGAGTGGGGATTGGTGGAACGCCTACAACTGGCGAAATACTTGCAATTAGAAACACTGCTGAAACAACGGCAACGGTTTACGGGTTACGCAACTTAGTTAACGTAAATCAAGCAACCACTACAACGGCTTACGGAATAACAGACCAAACGCAAATTTTGTCACCTGCGGCGTTAACAAACTTATTTAGGTTTCGTGCAGCATCAGGTAGTTTTACTGGCACTGTAACAAATCAATACGGCTTTGCGGCAGATAGTGGATTGACGGGTGCAACAAACAACTACGGATTCCATAGCAACATAGCCTCTGGTGCAAATCGTTTTAACTTTTTTGCTGCGGGTACGGCTGCTAACGTGTTTATTGGAACAACATCAATTGGCGGCAACCCAGGCTCAGAATCCCTGCGTGTCACGCCTGTTGCTAGTGCGGTGAATTATGTAAGCGTGTTTGGTGCGGCTACAGCACAAACGCCCGTGCTCAGGGTATCAGGTAGCGATACAAATATAGCATTTGGATTATCAACAAAAGGTACGGGTGGAACACTTTTTTATACAAATGATTTTAGTAATTTGCAATTTGCACTGGCTCACACAGCCTCCGCTGTTAACTATTTACAAGTCACGGGTTCGGCGACTGGAGTTAGTGTTTCTTTAAGCGCACAAGGTAGCGATACAAACATTGACATAGCCCTGACACCAAAAGGCACAGGCGTATTGTCATTTGGCACATACACAGCAGGTGTTATTGCCCAAGCTGGTTACATCACGATTAAAGACGCTGGCGGCACAACTCGTAGACTTTTAGTAGGATAAAAATGGAAACTCCTCTTAGCCTCGCCCCCGAAGAAATCAACTTTATTCAGCAAGTTCTGGGCGAGCTTCCTTCAAAAACGGGAGCTTTTATGTTGATGCAAAAGATTAAGCAACAGGCTGATGCGGCTGCGATTACGCAAGCGCCAGTCACTCCAATACCACAGGTGCAGCTATGAAAACTTGGTCAATTAATTCACTTTCTGTGATGAACACGCCAGAACCAGAAACGGTTGTGATAAGCAATTTCACAATCTCCGAAGACAATCAATATGTTACTTACGCTGTTAATTTGCTTCCTGCCGACACATCAAACTTCACTCCTTATGCCGACATTACTCAAGCGCAAGCGATCCAATGGACGCAAGACGCTTTGGGTGTGGATCGTGTTGCAGCGATGGAAGCTGAAGTAGATGCGCTAATTGCACAAGCGGCTATTCCTACACCACAGCCTGAACCGTTGCCTTGGGTAGCACCTGAAGAAGCTGTTGCAAAATGATGTGGTGGCTTCTTCTCTTGGTACCCGTGGCAATTGTCGGATTTTTCTTTTGGTTTTGCGCCGACATGGATAAGCAAATGAAAGGGTATTGATTTTTGTTGCGCCTTAAGAATCTAAGTAATATACTAATCGTACTGGTGCGAACCACCAGGACTCCTCGGAGTTACAAATGTCAGACGAAGTAAGCCAAGCGGAAGTGCCCGCGCCAACACCGGAAGTTACGGCAGAACCGGTAGTTGAAGTACAAGCGCCGGAAGTGCCCGAAGCAGCACCTAAGACCTTCTCACAAGAGGAATTAGACGCAGCCATCGGCAAGCGGCTCGCACGCGAGCAGCGAAAGTGGGAAAGGGAAAGAGCGGTTCAACCTGTTGCACCTCAAGCACCGGTTACGCCCGAGCAATTTGCCTCAAACGAAGATTATGTCGAAGCCTTGGCTGATCAACGTGCGGAGCAAAAAATAGCCGAGCGTGAACAGCGCAAGCAACAAGCTGAAATACTCGAAACCTATCACGACAAGGAAGAAGAGGTTCGTGCAAAGTACGACGATTTTGAACAAGTCGCCTACAACCCGAATCTACCAATTACTGCCGTGATGGCCCAATCCATTCAAGCCTCGGACAACGGCCCCGAAGTGGCATACCACTTAGGTGCAAACCCCAAGGAAGCTGAACGGATTTCACGTCTTTCGCCTATCTTGCAAGCCAAAGAGATTGGTAGGATTGAGGCTCAATTAGCCGCAAACCCACCTGTTAAAAAGACTTCAAACGCACCAGCGCCGATTTCACCTGTATCAGCCCGTACTACCGGTTCACCGGCGTACGACACAACTGATCCACGCTCTATCAAGTCAATGTCCACTTCAGATTGGATTGAGGCAGAAAGAGCAAGGCAGGTAAAAAAGCAGGAAGCGCGTAACCTCCGCTAACTTATTTTTAAGGAATGTCAAATGAGTAATTCTATCTTAACTATTGACATGATCACCCGCAAGTCTCTCGAAATCCTCGAAAACAACTTGGTGATCAGTCGCAACGTCAATCGTCAATATGACGATTCTTTCGCCGTTGAAGGCGCAAAAATCGGTTCAACTCTGCGTATTCGCTTGCCCGACCGCGCACTGGTGACCGACGGCGCCGCCCTGCAAGTTCAGGACGACAACGAGCAATTCACAACTCTGACCGTGTCGAGCCAGAAGCACATTGGTGTTAACTTCACCTCTGCTGAATTGACAATGCAGTTGGATGACTTTGCAGAACGTGTTCTTAAGCCTCGCGTAAGCCAGTTGGCATCTTCGGTTGACGCCGATGTTGCAACTTCGTACAAAAGCATTTACAACTCGGTCGGCACTCCAGGCACAACTCCTGCAACTTCTTTGGTTCTGCTCCAAGCTAACCAGAAGCTCAACGAGTTTGCCACACCGATGAACCCACGTTATGCGACTGTTAACCCAGCCGCCAACGCTGGTTTGGTTGAGGGCATGAAAGGTCTGTTTAACCCAACCGGCACTATCAGCCGCCAGTTCAAAAACGGCATGATGGGTGAAGGCATTTTGGGTCTGGACGAGATCAATATGTCGCAGTCGATTGTGCAACACACAACTGGTGTCACACCAACTGCTCCGATCGTAGCGACTACCGTGACTGCTCAAGGTGCAACATCGTTGGCAATCAGCTTCACTAGCGGCTCGCCTACGTTTAAGATTGGTGACGTGTTCACTATCGCTAACGTGTTTGCCGTTAACCCACAAACCCGTCAGACAACTGGTTCGCTGCAACAATTTGTTGTGACTTCTGACGTTACTGTGTCATCGACAACTACTGCTACGCTGAACATCAGCCCTGCTATCTACACTTCAACTAACGCTTTGGCAACTGTGAACTCGTTCCCACAATCCAGCGCCGTGTTGACGTTCTTGGGTGGTTCGGCAACAGCGTACCCGCAAAACTTGATCTATCACAAAGATGCGATCACGTTAGCGACTGCTGACTTGTTGTTGCCACAAGGCGTGGACATGGCTTCGCGTCAAGTGCACAACGGTATTTCGTTGCGTATCGTGCGTCAGTACGATATTAACAACGACCGTATGCCTTGTCGTGTGGACGTCTTGTACGGATTTAATGCAATCCGTCCTGTGACCGCCGTCCGACTCTGGGGCTAAACAAATGGGGGCTTATGCCCCCGTTTCTAAACTTTTTTAAGGAAATTTATCATGGCACTCCCTAATGGCGCTGGTGGCTATCAATTTGGTGATGGCAACGAAAATGAAATTAACATGGTCACGCAAGTGACTCCTACAGCTAAAGTAGCCGCAGCCACTCTGACTGCTGCTGAATTAGCAACCGGCATCATCACTTACACAGGTGCTGCTGTTGCGTTAACAATGCCTTTGGGCGCTGATCTTGACGTGGCGTTCCCGAGCATGAAAGTCAATAGTTGTTTTGACTTTTACATCATCAACATTGGTGCAACTAACGCTGCTACGGTTACGGCTAACACCGGCGTGACTTTGGTGGGCGTTGCAGCAGTTTCGGCTAACACCGCTTGCAATTGGCGTGTTCGCAAGACCGCTGACGCAACTTACGTCGCTTACCGCGTCGCAGGTTAACGCGTAGAGGGGTGGGTGATCCTCACCCCTCGCACAAGGATACTGAATGCAAATTTATCTTAAACACCCGCAACACGGTCAAAAAGTAGCAATTTCCGATTTGGAAGCTGAAGACGACGTTAAAAACGGGTGGGAAGTATATAATTTAGATGAGCCAACGGCAATTGTTGAGCCTGTTAATGAGTTAAAACGTAGACGTAAATCGGAGTAAGTATGAATACTAGCGGTATTTACGCAATAGTCCATCGTGCCACAAGAAATATGTACGTTGGCTCTGCGATAAATATCGCCCGCCGTTGGCGCAGACATAAAAATGAATTAAGCAATAACAAACATTATTGTCATTATCTTCAAAATTCATACATTAAAAATGGATCATCCGCTTTTGATTGGGAAATTATTGAATTTGTTGACATCAAAAGCGCGTTAATTCAACGCGAACAATTTTGGGTAGATTTTTTTAAGCCTACTTACAACAAACGACTTGTTGTTAATTCTCCTTTAGGTACTAAACACTCCGAAGAAACGCGGGCTAAAATGAGGGCCGCGGCTAAAGGACGAGTGTTTTCTGCTGAGCATAAAGCAAATATATCTAAAGCTAAAAAAGGTGTTTGTACAACTTCAGATAACCAACGACGTATTTTGTCTGAATTGGCTAAAACAAAAGTGTTTTCTAATGAAGGGCGCGCTAAAATTTCAGCGTCTTTAATGGGAAATAAACGCGCTGTTGCTAAATTATTAAAAGGCCAATCTTTATGACTACAACCACGGCGGGGGATCAAATCAATGGGGCTTTGCGCCTAATCGGTCAACTGGCTGAAGCCGAAGAGCCTTCTGCTGCGACCGCGCAAGACGCGCTTGTCTCGTTCAACCAAATGATTGACAGTTGGTCAACTGAACGGTTGGCGGTGTATTCCACGCAAGACCAAATATTTTCTTGGCTACCAAATTTTGCTACCAGAACCCTTGGTCCTACGGGTGACTTTGTAGGCAACCGACCTATTCTGATAGAAGACTCGACTTACTTTCGTGATCCGTCATCAAACATTTCGTTTGGCATCAAGCTAATCAACCAGCAACAGTACAACGGTATTGCAGTTAAAAGCGTGACCTCAACTTATCCACAAGTCATGTTTGTCAACATGACTTACCCAGACATCACAATGACAGTCTATCCGGTACCTACCAAGGTACTAGAGTGGCACTTTGTGTCGGTTGAGGAGCTTACGCAAGCGGCGCTACTGTCTACCACTTTGGCGTTCCCACCAGGCTATATGCGGGCGTTTAAGTACAACTTGGCGTGTGAGATTGCCGCTGACTTTGGTGTTGAACCATCACCCCAAGTGTCGCGCATTGCAATGGCGTCTAAGCGCAACCTGAAACGCATCAACAACCCTGACGATATTATGTCGTTGCCGTACTCAATTGTTGCAACGCGTCAACGCTTCAACATCTTTGCGGGTAATTATTAACATTGAAACTACTAAATGGTACAAACAGAATGCAAAATACGCTTGGCGTCCAAATAGGCTTTATGCGCTTCTTCAGGCGTATTAAAATCGCCTATGCGCCGCGTTTTGTTGTTGACCGTAATGTTTGCCCGCCATTTACCTTGGTAGGCAATAACGCCGATAAAACCGGATTTGTTTCTTTTGTTTGGGCGCCTAACATTTTGAGAATTGCCGCTAGCGTCTACAACTCTAAGATTGTCAATTCGATTATCAGCTTTTTGCCCATTTATGTGGTCAATCAACCCTTCCGGCCAAGAACCGTGAACGTACAGCCACGCCAACCTATGCGATTTAAAAACATTGCCAGAAATACCTATAGTCATATAGCCAATACGTTTTTCAAGGCACCCCGCTACATCACCAATATGAACGCATTTAGCCGTTCGTTTTTTCCAAGTAAAAACGCCGGTACTAGCGTTGTAGTCAAGAATTTCTCTAAGATATTCTGCGGTAATATGTGCAATGCTCATGCTGTCGTTCCTTTTAAACGATGGTGTTTGAAGTTAGTGTTTAAAGTTGGCGCTTTAAACACTAGCGCTTACATTAACACGGAAACTATATTGTGAAAAGCCCCATCTTAGGATCGGCTTATGTAACTCGTAGCATCAACGCTGCGAACAATCGCATGGTCAATTTGTTTCCTGAGCTAAT